TTTAAATTGGGCTATTATTTTGTTCTTGACGAGCCTTTCTCTTTTCTAACAATTCTTTGATTCTTTCTTGTTTTTTTTCAACCTGTTGTTCTTCGAAACCTAAGAAGGTAACTGAAGACTCAGTATCGATAATTAACAATTCATTATCAAATTTGCAGTTTTCAAAAACAACACCATCTTGACCCAAGCGCGATTTAGTAATTGCCATGGTTGCTAACTTCATTTCTTTTTGTTGAAGAGTTTTAGCAACTGAAATTATAACATGACCAACTTGAGCTTTCTTGATTGAACCCCCCATTTGGTCGGTGGTTACAACTTCTGAAGAAATTGATGACCGATTACCCTGTGTTGCGGTCCATCCTGCTAAGTTTAGTTCATGACACATAGCCTCGAAGTGTCTCATTACAGAACCTTCAGCTTTCCATTCATCGGTCTTAAGGTTATCAGGTACCACACAATCGATGTAATCCAAAGTAACCATATCAATCTTAATTCCATCAGCAATCATTTTTCTTACCTGAACTTTGATTTGATTCATTGTCATAGTATCAGACGGGAGTTTTTTCAGAATCAGTCGGTTTGGCATTGAATTCTGAACTTCCTGTACTTTTTCCATCACATCTTCTTTCATCAACGATAGGTTATCGGGTTCAATACCAGTCCAAAGGGTAATGTGTTTTCTTTGAATTATTTTTACATTATCCTCAAAAAATATCTGAAGAACATTGTACCCAATATTGAAAGCCGAATTTGCAATTTTGGTCATCAAAGTAGTTTTTCCCACACCAGTTGGTGCCAGAATAACACCTATTTCACCTTTCGCCAAACCACCTTTTAACAGTCTATCAAGACCCGCAATACCCATTGGGATAGGATGTCTGTAATCATCGTTTAAAACATCATCTAAGCCAGTAAAAACATCTAACACACCAGTTTCTCTTTCCCCTACTTGTAGGGCTTCTCGTACCATGTTTTCCACTTGGTCGTATGATTCGAAATCTCCCTGAGTGATTATTTTTTGTGCTTTATCCATTGCCTTTTGAAGTTCTTGTTGTTTACAAAACTTCAATGCCTTTTCTTGAACAAACACGCTACCATCAAATGGCGCATTTTGAATTTGTTTCAGAGTATCTAAAACAATCTTTAAAACAAGTTCTTGAGAAATTTCTGATTTAGCAATTTGTTCTAAAGTGTCAAAAGTTGGCGTTGATTGATATTTCCCATAATATTCTCGAATCATTTGAACAACAATTTTAAAATATTTGTTGTCAAAATATGAGGGTTCTAATACATCAACAATGGACTGTGCGAATTCTTTATCTACGATAATTTGGTTTAAAAGTTGTATTTGAAATGTGTTACCGAGATAGTCAAAATTCTTAGTCATATAATTGTGTGTATTCATTAAATATTACTTAGACAAGTCGTATTCCAAGTACTCGTGAGATAAATTCTCACCTGAAAAAATGTCAGTTAACCCTTTCAAAATATTTTTTAGGCTGGGGCGTACATCAACCGTATATCTGACTTTAGGTGGGAAAAGTTTACCATCGAAAATTCTGTGAAAAATTTTTTCTTCACCTAATTTGACATACATATGGAAGTTCTCAGGACCATCAGTATTTGATGTGTTAAGAACCTCAGGGTCCAAGTAAATTGATTCTTGGTTGTCTAACATGTATGTGATAGTTTTTAATTTTAAATCTTGAACTAAGTCATCTTCAACTTGTTGCATAAATTCAACAAGGTCTACGGAACGACCAGCTTTTGGATTGTAGTTTCTTACATTGTAGAATCTTTGAACTACAAAATTATCGTTAAGAGTCAAAAGGAACTCCATTTTGGTAATTGATTCTTCTTTCATAATTGATTTTGATTAGATTGATTAAATTTTCTTTTTTCTTTTCTTGTTAATTTTAAAAATGGTTTTAAGAACTCAACGAACGCTTCGTCATTCTTAGGGAGATACTTAAAGAATCCATCGTTCATCATCATTGATATAATATTCTTCCTGTCTCGACCTTCAGGGTCTAAACTCTCTGAGTAATACAATGTAACAACTTCTTGACCCTCTACAGTTATCATAGGATTAGCTAAGTCCATAATCCTTTGATTAATTGAGTAAAATTTATCCCCGAATTCACCATCTTTTGTTTGACCATTTACGATATTTTTTAAAACATTGAGTTTATTATTTTCTTTAATTAATCTCTTTGTTCTTGTTAAAATATCATCAACATTAAGTGTTGTTTCAAGTACCTCAGGGAAAAATTTTACAAAAGTTTTTTCCCCTAATCTTACAATACCTTGGATGTTATCACTTTTGTCTCCCATAAAAATTTTCACTGTCAAAATGTTTTGATGGGGAATATAATAATCTCCAAACTTCACCTTGTCACCCATACGGTATGTGTATCTCTGAAGGGGTGAATAAAGACTTGTCGTCTCGTTAATTAATTGCAGTAAATCCTTATCTGAGGAAAAGATAATTTTGTTTTCGTCAGTTGCCATTTGACAGTAAAACGCAATTAAATCATCAGATTCGTTTTCGTCGACTTCAATTTGTCTTACAAAACACTCTTCAAGATATTGTTTTACCCTATCTTTTTGTGTGTGGTATGACTCGAGTTTTTCCTCAGTCATATCATTTTTACGATTTAATTTGTAGTTAGGATATATTTCGCGTCTATACTTGGAGTTCTGCTTTCCGTCCCAAAATACGATGACTTTATCGTACTCGTTGTCGACCAACTGTCTACGGAGAGTATTGAGGAAGTGAAAGACTCCCCCAATATGATTTCCCTCGACAAATAATTCTCGGACTCCGTGGAATCCAATTTTGAATAAATTATCCCCATCTACTAATAAAGTTTTTATCACTTTTGTGATTTTAAATTGTGAATACCTTGTTGTCTTTTTTAATTATCTTCTTTTTCTTCTTTTAAATCAAAATCACCGTCTGTACCAATAATTTCTTTCCAATATTCTGCATGTTCTGTCTTATACTTTTCAATAGAAGTCTTTTCCTCTGCAGCTTCTTTACCCGCTAAAAACCCGTGTGGTGTTACAATTATTTTACCATCTTCATAACCCAAACCATTAATGTGATTTTTCATTACAGATACTTTGGTTCTAATGGCAAACTTGACACTTCTCTTATCTTTGGTAGCCGTAATTTTGTTTGTTCCCGATTCTTTTTGATTACCAAATAAAAACACCAAAGAAGAATTTAACCAAATTGCCTCACCACCCTTACTTTTAATTTTAGGTTGACCAAATGGATTGTCTGGAAGACTTACCCATGGTTGATTAATTATAACTAAAGTATTTTCGAACTTTGATTCAGACTTCCGACTTCCTGAAATACGCTGGTTAATACCCATTCCAATTTTATCGGCTAATACACCAGCATTCTGCATTTTTCCACCTCGACCTTCGTAAGTCATCTTACAAGGAACTGAACCAACTGAGTCCCATAAAAATAGTAAATTATATTCCAATTCACCCTTTTCCTGTGCGTCGAGTAAGGAATTAATATAATCAGTAATTTCCTCAATATAATTAAAACCATTATTAAAAATAAAAAAACCATCCCAATCTATTTCTCCAGTTGTTTCATCAACAACTTCTTCACATTGAAGTCCCATAAGACGAGCATGTTCAAAACTCCATTTTTGTTCAGTAATAATAAAGACAGGAAGGATTTCCTTTTTTTGTGAATCTACGGCAGTCTTAACTAATGCAGTTGTTTTCCCTGTATCTGAGTGACCTAAGAACATATTAATATGTCCAATCGCAGGACCCGGAAGACCACTCGCGTCCAAAAAGTCAGGACCTAAATCAAAAAATCTTTGAGGTTTGTATTTTGCCGAAGTAGAGTATTTCTTCTTAAAAGAGGAAAAATCAGTTGTTTTCTTTATTGCCATTATATTTCCAAAATTCTGTTAATACTTGAAGCTTGTCACTTGCATTTGCCAACTTTTCCACCATATTGTCCATTTCTTCCAAAATTTGTGGGTGTTCACCAATACCGGCAGCATTTTCAAGATAAATCATTAGAGTTGCTTCTGCCTCCAAGATTTGAGCCTCATACTTTTTTTTGAGACCATCGATTGTTTTTTGTCTTGTTTCTTTTGTCATATTCTTAAGAATTAAAAAGGTGGGGTTTCCCCCACCCAACTAACTTAAATTAAAATGGTAAATCTTCATCAGGAGTCGCGTTAGCTTGCGGGTCTGTGTAGTTAGAACTACTATTTGACAAACCACCGAATGATTCGGTCGCTTCGTCATCAGAACCATAAACATAACCACCCTTGTCAGAATCCCAACGCGGAACTTTGCCACCAGCAATTGCCTCCAAGTATTCGACTGGTTTCTTAGAATAGACATCAAGCCAGGTCAACTCGTCATTAACCCATGAGTCCATAGTTGTCTTGTCTTCGTGGATAGCTTGTGGGTCGTCGTACATAATTGTTGAAACAGTTGTGTATGCGGCACCCTTTGGGGTTTTTTGTTTGGTGAGTTCAATGATGAGGTCACGACCTTTTTCAGGGTCTGTAATATCACCCTTATTACGCCAAATAGGAATAATCTTGTCGAGGATACCTTCATTTTTATAATTGTGCTTGAATCTCCAAAACTTTACGCCGTCTTCTTCGTGGTCACGGTCGATAACTTTTACAATATAAAACTTTCGTGATTTGTATTGTTTAGCCAACTCCTTATCAGAGTCCCGTCCTGTTGACATAAGTTCTTCGTAAACCTCATTTAAAGGTGAACGCTCATTGTCATTTTTGCCTGGGTCGTAAAACTTTTGCCATTTACCACCCACTTGAATCTCGTGATACCACGCCTCTTTAAAGGGTGAACCACCATCTTGTGTTGGAAGAATTCGGACACGGCGTGTTCCTGAATTCGATTTATCGTCCAAAATGAGAGCGAAGTATTTCTTCATTCTCTCATCCTGAGACATTTTTCCTTGGCCAACATTACTGTTTTGTTGGGCCTTTTCGTATTGTGCAAGTACTGCGTCTAATGAACTCATAAAAAAAATTAATTTAGGTTAGTGTTAGAAAGATATAAAATCATAGTTTAATAGTCAAATAAAATAAAAAAGGTTGTGTTTCCACAACCCTAATAATAGTAATCTTTTTCAAAAATCAAAACTTATATGGTAATTGATTTTGTTGGTTCAAACCGAATGTCTTCTTAATTTCTGCGGGACTGATATCCTCAACTTCGTCACTTGTTAAGATATACTCGTGTTTTCCCGATTTTTCCCAATCTTCTTTCTTGTCGTCAAAGAAATCTGAAAGTTTTTTGTTAAATGGCCCTGAATCAATAGT